CGTGGAAAAGGCCAGACACTTTTAGACGACTATGCAGCGGCAGGCATTCCTGCGGTTGTGATTGACTACGGATACCTTGACCGCGTTTCGGGTGTTCTGACATGGCGCACAGGCCATTGGCAGGTTGGCATTGGTGGGTTAAACCGCCCGCCTGCCTTCCAATGTCCTGATGATCGGCTGAAACGCATTGGCACAGCCCCGCAGCGGCCCAAGAGTGGCCATGGTGCGTTGGTCATGGGCCAACACAGCGGAGACCCATCCCACGGCTTTACAGACAGGCAAATGCAGTCCTGGGCGCAAAGGGCTTGCGATGAAACAGGCGGCTATTGGAGGCCGCACCCGGACAGCCCGCACATAAAGGTGAATGCGCCTTTGGCTGATGGGCCTTTGTCCTATTGGCTGGGCAGGGTTGAGCGGGTCCATACGCTTTGCAGCACGGGTGGCCTTGATGCCCTTTTGGCAGGCATTCCTGCGGTTGCTGAAATGCCTGATCGGGCATGTTGGGGCGCATTGAGCGGCCCTGATCATCCTGGCGCTGCGGCGGTTCGGCGTCTTTGCGCAAGATTGGCCTACGGTCAGTGGACTTTGGAAGAAATGCGCAGCGGCGAGGCGGCTGCGTTCATCACAAGAAATATGGAGCGATGGAATGATCAAAATTGCATATGAGCCGCACCCGGTAACACCGGAGCGCAAAGCAGAACTGCGCAAGCAGGGCAAAATCATCATTGACGCCATTTACAAGCCCGCTGATCTGGTTGCAGAGGAAGCAGGCCAACCTGCGCCTGCGCTGACCCGCGAGGCAATCGACAGCATGAGCCGCAGGGACGTGGTGCAGCACCTTGAAGCGCATGGAGTTGATGGCGCGACAGGCAAGGTTGCCGATCTGCGCAACTGGCTCAAGCAGGTGGTATTTATCTGATGGCGCTGACTGTCGAAGATGGCACCATAGTCACGGGGGCAGATAGCTACGTGACACTGGCAGTCTATCAAGCATATGGCGGTGCGCGTGGGTGGTCTCTGGGTGCGGATGATGCCGCAGACGAAGTAAACCTTGTTCGCGGCTTTGACGCAATCAACCGCCGTTGGGATTATCGCGGCGAACCTGTTGACGAGGATGTGCAAGTCGGGGCTTTCCCGCGCTACATCATCAAAAGCCGTTTTGAGTACGTCACGCCTGCGAATGAAATTCCGCAAAAGATCAAGGACGCGCAGTGCGAACTGGCATACCTGATCCAAGGCGGTCTTGATCCGTTTGCCACGATTGAGGCGGCAAAAACAAAAGACATGATCAAGATCGGGCCGATCACGATTGACGAAGGCAGCTTGCCAACAGGCAAGGCGCGGCTGGTGGCTGTTGATGGTCTTTTGCGGCCCTTTCTAGCAGCAGGAGCGGGGCAGATTGCCTTGTCACGCGGCTAATGACGACAATTCGCGCAAAGGTCACAGCCGCTTTCGATAAGATTGCAGCAAAGCAGGCTGACGCAATCCAGACGGGCAGCATTCAGCAACCCACGCCTGTTGCATCGGGCGGCGGGCCATCAGACCCCACAGGCGGCACCCCTGGCACCACGCCCACGCCTGTTGCTGCCCGCATGGCAGTCTTTGAAGTTGATGAGCGGCGGGTTGACGGCACCAACATTCAGGCGGGTGATTTCCAAGTTATCGTTGAACCAATCGGTATTGAAATCACGCTGGCGGATAAGGTCATTTGTGATCGTGGCACTTTGACGATTGCACGGCTTGGCCGCGTGGCATCAGGCGGCACAACAGCCCTTTATGACATGATCTGCCGTGGGTGATTTTGCGGCAGACGTTGCCAAGGCTGGAACCAAAACGCTGAAAAAGATGGACTTGGGGGTTCGCAAGATTTCTCTGGAATTGTTCAGCAAGGTTATTCTGCGCAGCCCGGTTGACACAGGCCTTTTTCGTGGAAACTGGCAGGTTTCAGTTGGCAGCATCCCCAGCGGGACACTTGAGATTGAAGATAAGGAAGGCACCGCAACGGTCAGCAAGGCCGATGCAGCCGCAGCGGGCGTCAAGGCTGGCGATATTATCTACCTTGCCAACAACCTGCCTTATGCCATGCGCCTTGAGGAAGGTGGATACCCAGACGGGCCGAAGGTGCTTAATGGGCGTTCAAGCCAAGCCCCCGATGGCATGGTCGCGCTAACGGCGCAAGAATTTAAGTCAATCGTTGACGCAATCGGAATGGAATTGGTGGTGTTATGACGGTTGAGAGCGATCTGCACGCGGCCCTGATGGCCCGTTCTGAGGTTATGGTTGCCGCCCTGTCTTATCCGGCCCTATGGCCGCAAAAAGGCGGGGACATGCCTGCTGGTGAGCATGTGCGGATTTACCATCTGCCGAATGATAACGCGGCAGCTGATCTATCCAGCCAGGTCATGCGGCGGCAAGGTTTCTTGATTGTGACGTTGGTTTCACCACTTGGCGTTTATGAGGCCGTCACCAAGGAAAAGGCGGGCGCAATCGCTGCATACTTCACGCGGGGGCTTCGCCTGACGGAAAACACCACAACCGTCACCATCACGGGCCACAGCATCAGGGCTGGCAGGCAGGAAGGCCAGCGTTGGGAAACACCAATCTGGATCAGCTATTGGAGCATGACATGAGCGACAAGAAAACCGCCAAGGCGGAACCAAAAGACGAGCCAAAGGCAGCGAAAGCACCGCAGCACGTCAAGATGAAAAACACAAAAGCACAAAACGGCATCATCGGCGCGATTGCATCGCCCATGAGCGCAGACGTGCCAGCATGGCTGGCGGCGGGCTGGGTTAAAGCCGACTAATCCCCATCACTCGCGGGGGCCACTCAGGCGCAGCGGGTTTACCTCAAAACCTAAACTGAAAATCACCCCGCCTGCGGGGCTTTTACGCTTGAAAGGATCGAGCAATGACGACGAACAACATCGGCAAGACGCTATACATCAGCACGGCGGCACCAGCGGCCAACACCAGCGCGGGCTTTGAAGCCCTGACGTGGGTACAGGTCAAAGGCATGATTACCCTGCCCGTCTTTGGCGTGACACACGGCGCGATTGAAGTGCCAGACCTTGCAACGGGCTTTACGTCAGCCGTCAAAGGGGCCGCATCTGGCCGTGATACGCAGATGGACTTCCGCGATGTGACATCAGACACGGGCCAAGCCAACGCAAAAACGGCGGCTGCTGATCCTGATGGCGTGGTTGCGCTGAAGATTGTGGACGGTTCCGGCGCAGACAGCGGTGATGGCCCAATCCCGGCGACAAGCGACCCGGTGCAGTATGCGCAAGGGTTCCTGCATTCGTTCGAGGGAAACCAGCCTTCGGACAGCAGCTTTCAGGGCGGGTCAATCACTTTCCGCCAGAACAACTTCACGATCACGGCGACAGAGCCAGCCTAATCCGCGCAAGCGGGTAAGGGGTTGGCGGGACGTGGTTAAGCCTGCCGACCCCACAACTTAACCAATAACCAACAGGATAAAGAAATGGACATTTCCAAGTTTGACAGCCGCACCCGTGCAGAAGCGGGCGCACCAATGCAGATCAAAGACCCCATCAGCAAAGAGCCAATCATGGACGGCGACAAGCCGTGTCGGGTGATTGTGCGCGGCACCGCATCAAAGTCTATGCAGGCCAAAATGCGCGAAAAGCAAAAGGCGCTGATGGCGAAAAAGCCCAAAAAGGGCAAAGACGACGAGGACGAAGCCCGCGTCATGGAGGACGTGCATCAGCAGCTATGCGAGGGTGCCGCACCTTTCATCGTGGGCTTTGAAAACATGGAACGCGAAGGCCGTCCCATGACACTTGATGATGTGGAATGGTTCCTTGATCTGTCCTTTCCAGAAATGGGCGTCAAAGAGGACGAACACGGCAATCCGGTTTTGGACAAAGACGGTACGCCTGTTTTTGAAATGAAAAACGAACCGTTTGCCAAACAGATTGGCGACTTTGCAGGCCGTCAAGCGAACTTCTTGGGAAACGCCAAGAGCGGTTGATCGTTGCCGCGCAACAAGCCGGGTGGCTCAGTGCGGTCATTGAACTGAAAAACGACAAATCCGACAGACCGCAAGAAAGCCGCGCAAAGCAATACCGCGATGCAGGCAAGCCCGCGCCCTATGTTGAATTGGACGCGGGCGGCATTTTCCTTGAACTTCTCATGGAGGCAGGCCCGGTCAAAACATCCCCAATGGGCGGCTATATGGCGCTGGATTGGGTTGACCTGGCATCATACGCGGCCCTGACACTTGAACGTGTCGAGCCTTGGGAAGCATCCCTGTTGCGGCGTATGTCGCAAGCCTATGCGGCGGGCCTAGAAGAAGGCAAAAGCCCTTTTTCTATCGCCCCCGCTGATCGTTAACACCCCCCCAAAGGACAAGTTTTATGGCTGAATTTGCAACGCTTGTTTTGAAGGCGGACACGACCGGGCTTGCCAAGGGCCGCGAGGAAATCGAGCAGACTACCCAAGCCGCGAATAAGAACGAAAAAGCCACAGTCAAGATGGCGGCGGGGTTCAACAAAGCGGCGATGGCTGCGGCTGCACTTGGGGCGGCTGCGGTTGTCGCTGTTGGTTCTTTGGCCTTTCGCGGGGCAATTCGTGAGGCCGAACAGCTTGAGCGCAACATGCTGCGCACAAACGCCATCATCACGGCAACAGGCGGGGCCGCTGGAAAGACGGCAAAGCAGTTGCACGAACAGGCGCGGGCTTTGGCGCTGACCACGCTTGCCAGCACCGAAGGCGTTATGAAGGCGCAGCAAACGCTTTTGACATTCCGCAACATTCGCGGGCAGGTTTTTGACGATGCCATCAAAGGTGCGATGGACCTTGCGGCGGCAATGGG